GAAATCGCTAAGAGCCAGAAATACATCGTCGATATTCAGCGTTGAACAGGTATAGACATCCAGTTGCATCAAAGCAGGGTCTACTTCATCCCACACATGCATGGCAATATGACTCGTTTCGATAATAGTTACCGCCGTCAAGCCTTGATTGCCTACCATGTCAGAATACACGGCATATGGACCCATAAGTATCTTCATACCAATCTTATCTACTAGAAGTTTCATCCAATCTTGAATGGCTTCTGCACACTTAGGCGGATTTTTAAGTTCGGCGCGAATGATTAAATGCTTATGTTCCAGTATTTGACCCATCAAAGTATCTCCGTGTGAAAGTCCGAGAACAGTTATTTATTAGTGTTATAACCCCGTGATTGTTTAACACCCCAGGTTACTGGAATATGTTGTTCTCTTACGAATATTTTTGTTATTTCGCGGAGATACTCTCGGACTTTTTTGATGCCCTCTTCTTCTTAACCTCTGGCTTTTTCCAACCACCAAGGAAACTCTCTAAAACATTGGCCAAAGCAGGATAAACGTCAAGAATCGCTTGATCTTTTACGGCATCCAGAAGTTCTGTTTCCTTTGGGTGAACTCCTTGACAAATCTGCATCCATATTTCTTCTCGACGCCACTGAGCGATATTGGCTGCGCTGCCAGTAGGAAGAAGAGTTAAGATACGTCTAAATTCCATTGTGATTGTGGTATCTGACATACCTTCTGGAAGACCCTCATTCTTAATAGGTGTCTTACCCTCTGGTAGATTATATGGGCCCTGCTCGTAGCCTACACCCCATGCCAAGAACCGCATAAGAATAGAGTTGCCAGTAGAGATTGCACGAACCCGCTCACGTAATTCGTCTACGTTCTTTACCTCTGTTGCCCAATCTAGGGCTTCATTGATATACTTAAACTTCTTAGGCTGTAATCTTGTTGCCATCGCTAATTCTCTTTCTCAATTCAGTCGTGCTAAAGCTATGCCGGCGACTATTGTAATAAACTTCGATTCCTAGTTCGTCACCAGTAAACCGTTTATCGTAATAATCTTGGCCGATGATGCGAACATCCCAGTCATAGCATTGTAGTATATTTAGCAAGTCTTCTTCGGTCGTATATGGAATGATATCGTCCACATACTTACAGGCTTGCACCTGAATATATCGCTCAACCAGAGATTGAACAGGCTTGTTCTTCTCTGGTCGGTCAATCGTTGGGTCTGTCTGTAGTGCTACTACCAATCGGTCACACTGTTCTTTGGCTTCTTGCAGCATAAGAACGTGTCCTGCGTGAAACAGGTCAAAGCAACTGGCTGTGATGCCTACTCGTTCGGTAGAGCTATTAAAATTCATCGATTAAATCAATCATCTGTTTCATACGGTTTGCAATAAAGTAGTTCAGGAGACCACTACGGTCGCCACCCTGCTGCTTCTCGTAGCTATCAATAATAGCTTCTTTGATATCTTCTGGAATACGCGACAGGTCAACCAGTTCGCGATTGCGCTGGAAGTTACGCCACATTTCATCACTGGTGATGAAGTCTTCTGGCTTCTGGTGCTTCCACTCAGCAACCTTGTCCTTCTTCATAGGACGCTGGCGTGAACCAGTAACGAACGTATCATCATCTGACAGAATATTGGGAACACCGTCACCCTTATCACCCATGATGATATGTTCCATGAGAACCGCTTCGGGCTTATCTGTCAACTTAACAAACTTCTTTTGAACGGGAGCATACTGCTTGACGTTGGACCACTTCTGCAACTGATTGAAGTCGTGGTCACCAGAGAGAACCAGAAATGGCTCTGCGCTAGGCAGAAGGCCGTCGAGGTTCGAAGTCTGACTATATTCAGCCAATGCACCGATTACATCATCTGCTTCTGCGCCATCAACATCAATCACAGGATAAGGAAAGTGTTCTGACAATTCTGCACGAATTTGATGTAGGGCTTCGAAGATGGAATTCCAATCAAAGCCACTTTCTGCACGGCTCTTCTTACGATTGGCCTTGTAGTTGGGGAAGAACTGGCGCCGCCAGTAGTGGCGGTTATCACACGCGATGACAATCTCACCAAATTCTGGGCCAAACTTACGCTTGTATGAACGGATTGAATTAAGGATCATGTGGCGTATCAGAGGTAGATTGACCTCTACATCACGGCGACCACCAAGTTCTGCCATCATGTTGCTAATTGCAACTTGGTTAAAGTCTACTACAATCATTCGCTTTTTCCTTTGTTTGTTAGGGCCTCGCGAATGTCATCCAACAGATGGATTTCTGGGCACTCGACACCTGCCTGACGCATAAATGCACCTTGAAGTAGGACAGCAATCACGGCAGCATCGCCATTAATAGAATCATTTATTTTACCAAACTTTCTCTCAAGAAGTCTAATGATGCCATTCATACATGCAGCCGACATAGCCTCAGCATCTTGATATGCTGCATATTCGGCAGCACCCTCAAGAAAATAGTTGTATGCGTCAGCGTCTGCATTCTTGGGCTGAAACTTGAGGTATGTTACATTATCATTATCAGACATTAAAAGACTTTCAAAATTAGAGTTGTTGCCGTGAGTCGAGGGCGCACATTCGCATTCTTACTTTTAACAGAAGAATACCATTTTGTCAAGTCTTTTTTAGCGGTAGCAGAAAATGCAGGAATCTGCTCTTCTGGCTTTCGAAGCAATTTACAACTGGACATAGACTCCTCATAACCAACGAGAGACGCACCCTTTACAGTGATGCCGCCACCGACTGGGCTATAATACTTGGAAATCTTACGTGTCTTGATGTCAAACGTCCAGACTTCACTACAGTTAAGCAGGTTGATGGGTTCAACGCTCTTACCGAACTTGGGGTCTTCTGTCAAGAACTTAATGGCCTTGACCAACTTTGTCTTATCTTTGGGCTTCTTCTTACGGACTTTGGCAACCTGCTTACTGATATAAGACTTCTTGAGGTCGTTGACATACCCTTCGATAAGCTGGACAATCTTCTTGATGAGTGTGATGCCAGAAAACGGGAAAGAATCCATGAACTCAATCTGTTCTTCTGTCAACGTCTTTCTATCGGTCCGACGAAGTTCCAATACTTCTGAATATTCTGCTAGAAGAGGCTGGAGCTTATCTGCACAGTCTGCATACTGCTTGTCATTCATCTTATATGGCATAAGAATCTGAGCCATGTTCTTATTGTCTTCACCAGCAATAAGATTGTCGATTTCGTCATTTACGTCCGAAACGATATATGTAGAAGCCAACTTAACAGGCTTGACTACCTTGACCACAGGAGTGGCAACAGGCTCATCTTCATCATCTGACTTAGTGCGCTTGTCTACCACTTCCTGGATCTTTTCCCAGATGCGGTTCTGGTGAACCTCACTCACTGGAAAGCCACGCATGGCAATTCGAGCCGTGTTGGCATAGGTTCGAGGTAGAAACTTATCTGGTACCTGACTGACAGCCCTTAGCTTTTCTTTATCGGCTTTGAACCAATCAACAAGAAAAGCGCGACAGTCCTTAGTATCTACAATGTAGTTATACCAGTTGAGAGCCTTGCTGAATTCGCTTTGATAGTCTACTGGCTCATAACTATCGACCCAGACAGGCTCGACACCAACGAACTTCGACTCAGCAATAGGTACCTTAAGTTTATACATAATCACTCCTTGTCAATATATCTCATTATACGATATATCGAGTCGTTTGTCAACCCTCAAATTTTACTGAAATTACAGAGTCATAGCGAAAGGAACGCCAAGCATTCTTTTCTAGATCCCAGACTGCCAGCGAATCAGTAGGACCTTTTTTCTGAACCGATTCTTCAAGGTCAGTTTGCGCGGGAAGCACTGATTCCTGTAGGGTGCAGCGCATTACTCGTTCATCACCGTTCTGCTTTGTAAAAGTAACAGTACCTACCTTAGTGCGAAGGTTGTTCTTAAAGTCTTCGCGCATAGCATCAATTGTGGTAACCATTTCACATTCTCCTAATATTATTTTCATCAACTATAATTTGACCCTTCGCATTTTTGCGCGGAGGATCGGGTGCTTGTAAATCGTGAGTAGAGCCGTGTTTCTCAAATTTAAAAAAATCTGGTACTTCTTCCACCTTAGCTTTTTTCGCCCTATTCTGTTTGGCTTTGCGGGTAACAGATTTTAGTGCCGTAGACGGAGCATACTCTTCGACTTCAACAGTTCCTATTATATGCTCTTCTTGCTTCTTTGTCAACCCTAAAAACGTCATATTTGCTGCAATTATTAAAAGAATTGCCAATGGGTCGAAAACAAAGATAAGAATGATAATCATCATACGAACGGCCTTATCGATGGTGGCGTTATCACCACTACCGTAGAACAGTTCTGCTACATATTTGATTGGTCCTACTTCCGCTTCGAGTTTGAGTGTTTCTGTTTTGAGCGGTATGAGATTAGTCTCAATAGTCTGAATGTCTGTAGTCGCACCCTCAATTTCCTTATTAAGGGCCGCACGTTCTCTCTTTTGTCGATTTCTAATGAAATTAGCATCGAGGATGTTTTCGCCAGAAGAGAGTCGGTCCAAAGTATCCAAAGATGTTTGTGCATTCTTTAGTCTCCTTTCTGCCGAAGTCTTCTGACTTTCTAGTTGTGCAATCTGTATTTGCGTTGAACCACCCACAGTGGTGTGTTCGATATGTGCTTTACTTAGATAACCAAATACGCCCATACTTGTGATGAACGACAGGACAATGACTGCAATCGTAAAATAGGTTTTCAGCAATCGATTTGCTATATTCCAATTACGGTACACCCAACTTGCGGTAACAAGTTTAGCTAGTTCTAGGACAATACCCATGGCAGCTACTGCGACTGGCGAAGCAGGAAAGATTGCCATCAAGCCTAATATCGAAAAATAACCAGCAACACTAGTAATCGCTAGTGCTACCAGCATTAAGAGGGCGGCGAAAAACATCCTGGTCTCCAGTCCGGTAACTTTAATTCTTTCAAGTGCGATAGTCGTAGTCGAACATTCCACATGTCGTTAATGCATCTATCATCAAAACGATATTCCCATTGTAGAATATGTTCGACCGCTTTTGCGTGGGATTTGCTACCATATTCGGCAACAACTTCTTTACGCATTTCGCCCTCATAATTAGTCACATAAGAAGAACTACCGAAATATTTTTCAAATAGTTTATCAGTCTTACATGAGTAACCAATATAGTATTTGCCGTCGTCAAAGTAGGTGCAATAGACTCTATGCACTTTCTTCGGCGACGGCTTCTTCTTTTTAATAACCATTAGTTCACTCCAACGTGTGAACTATTTATTCGTCCTCGTCCCAGTCATTCCAGTCGAGGTCTTCTTCGGCTATCTTAGTGCCACAAAACGGACAAAATTTAGTTTTGTAGTATTCTTCATCTAATTCATGTTCTACCAAAAACACGGCATCACATGAAAAACATTCTTGTTCTTCCACTATGCAGTTCCCCAAACGTTTTCCCAAC